TGTCAACAAAGTTCCTGATGGGAACGGAGATTGTGACATTATTGTTAAAGTATTATCAAAGTGTTTTACCGTTGCGTTTGATGGATTATCAAAACTAACAGAAATTCTATTGAGTCCGTCAAAGTATTTTTTTCTACTATTGAATTGGTTAACTCTCTGAGCCATCGGTAATGATGTTCCATAGGCAAAATACTTGTCATTGTCAGCATCGGGTAATCTTAAATCTTCGGACTCTGTAGATTTATAAACCCCCAACTTTTGGTTTCTAAAAATTCTTGAACCAACCGCTTGTGACAAAGCGAAAGATTGAACCGCAATATTATCATCTGAGATTGTACCTCTATCATCACCACTTTCAACCTCATTAAACCTCAAATAACCCTCAGAAATATTTTGATAATAAAGTGCAGGATTTGCTAAAGGTGTTAACAAAGATGTTCCACCACCTTCACTGTCACCAGCAATGGTGTCACCAGGTTTACAATCACAACCCTGACATTCAGGATATGTAATCATCGATAAGTTAAATGCCCCAAATTTAAACTTTGTAATTCTTCTAAATCGTGCTGTAAGAGTTATTGCTAATGTCGCAAAAAAGATTGCCGGTAAAAGAAATAGTAAACCAGCACCAAATAGCGCCATCAAAGCAGCTGTAAGGGTAAAGAAAGTATAAGATAAAAACGATGAAATTGCTATCAAAGCAATTACAATAGGTTTCGCAAAATTATTCCACAGAAATGCAATAATATGATACGCAATAAGAAGTGGTACAAATGTTATTTGGAATACTTGAAATAAGATTGAGAATAAGAAATATAATAAATCAAAATTCTTAACCCCCTCGTTGACAGGGAAATTGTTTGTTGTGTTGGTACACTGATTGTCTGCAATATCTTTTACACCGATAAACTTACTTCTACCACCACCCCTTTTATATTGGTCAATTAAACTAGAGACGGTAAAGACTTTGTTGTATTGTAACTCATAGAAAGTATCAAGACAATTAATGGCGTTATTTAATTTTTCATTCTCAATTGCTGTGGTACTGGCATCGGTATATCCCGACCAATCCAAACCAAAATAATACGAACTTTTTAAATCTTTTAACAATAATGGGTTTGCGCCATAAATCGGGTCAACCGATGATATTTGCCAACCATATTCTCTGATGTTTGGAACCAAGTAATATGGTCTTCTAATTTGTTCAACAGAGTTTGGCGATTGTTGCCATTTGATTTTGAATCTGTATTTTCCTTTTGTTGGAATACCAACTGACGGGTCTCTTGAGAATATTCTCGTTCCGTCTTCAGATGTTGTTACATAATCCAAATTCATCGGGACTTCAACAACCCATGTACCATCCCCGTCAATTACATTACCTGAGTTCTCCAATCTATACTCTTCCAAGATTGGTCTACCTTCAGCATCCTGATTAATTGTTTGTCTAACGGCTAACACCTGACCAGGACCAGGAATATTCTGACACAGACTACCTGTATTGTCTTTTGGTTTACACCCTCTACCTAACACACTTGGAGGTCCATCGGTTCTTACAGATGGTGCTCCGATTCTATACTCATCAGGACTTGAGAACATTGAACCCATGAATATTGCAGTTGGTTCAATATCAATATTGGCTTCTTCACGTAAATCAAAATCAACACGGTTTACCTCGGCTTGACATAGACTTGGGTCACCCCAAAATGGATTTACTTCAAAGGTCTTGGTGATGGATACAATCTGTGGTAAACTCTCCAAGTTGGTTGATGTTTGAAATCTGTCACCCGCCACCTGAGCTTCAGTGGCTCTGCCCATACGAATCAAATCCTGAGGGGTTAGTGAGAACTCACCAATGTCACTCAAGTCCAAATCCATCACCATAGTTTGTTGTCCCAATGGAACACCAAAAATCATGTAGTCACCACTCTCGTTGGTTTTAACTGTATACTTATAATAACGGTCGTAAACCGTAACCAAGGTCGGGTCTTTTAAAACCTCTTCTCTTGTTGGGAAAGTACCAACTACCGCATGTTTTGCATATGACGGCTCACTTGGTAATAAGTTATATCTAATACCATTGGTGTCTCTATCGTTTGGTTGAACATAAGGATAAAGAGCAACAATCTGTTCGTTAAGCGCATCGGTTTCAGTGATAGGTACAAAGATTGAAACCTTTACGTTTGGAATACCTAGTCCACCGTTGGCAATAACCCTACCAACCACAACACCGTAGTCCGCACAGTTTCTTGTGTAAACATCATTCTGAGAAATTTGAAGAGAAAGGATTTCTAAAAATTCAAAATCTTGCTCTAATTGAAACGATATATTTTTGTCTACACCTAAGTCAGTTTTTATCCTATATGATTTTCCCATTTAAGGCTTTAATGATAAATAGTTATTTGGGTTTTTTTGAGAAAAACCTCTTAATCTAAAAATATACCTTAAGGTGTGATTAAATAAAGGTGTTATGAGAAAGAAACGTTCTGTAAGTTTCTTACCCTAACCTTGATATCTTTCTGTGGGTATCTAACCTGATAAACTTGGTTAGGTTGTGCAAACAAAGTATCGTCAACCGGTTTGATAATTCTTAATTCAGCATCTGAATATGGCATTGAAGTTTCAGCCGAAGAATATTGTCCCCCAACTTTGTTATCAATAACAATATCCGATACGGTAATTACACCATTTTGACTTTGAACAATACTTCTAAGTTCTGACAAATAAACGTTCTGACCTAACTGTCTGAATTGGGGTTCAAAATATGTAGAAACTTTATTAACAATATCACTAATAATTTGTCCTGAGTTTTGTGTCGCATCTAATACAACTGAAATCTCCACACCCAAGTCTAAAACCTCTGCGGTTGTTACCTGAATATAGTCGTTCATCATTCTATAATTTGACAAATAATTTGCCACGTTTTGTTTCAATGTATTTGACACAATACTGGTCAACTTACCGGATGTATCATAAGATAACATTGAGATGACAATTTTGTTATTGTTTTCTGTGATTGCCACTTTTGCAGGTGCTCCGAATTCTGCTGGCATGTTCCTCAATAAAGAGTCATAGTCATTAACGGTAACCGCTCTGTTCTGAGCCGCGAAGTTAAATGCAACAAAGTTTCTAACTTCTTCTGTGTTTGGTGCGTTTGAACCACCAATAGCCGCGGTAACGTTGGTACATCTCAATGAATTGATTACCGAACTATTAATTGTTTGTGACGGACCATTAACAAAGAATGATACCGTTCCAATCTGATTAATAACGTTTGTACCTAAGTTTGTTGCTAAACCACCACCAACTCTATACTGAACAAATAACGTTGCGTTTGGTGTCAATGTTGAACCCAATGAAAAGTTATTGGTAATGTTCTGAATTGTAATTGGAAAACCTAAATTGGTGAAGGTATTCAATTGGTCTTGAGCCGAAGTTGTACCCCCACCAAAAGTTAGTTTATCAAACCCTTCAGGTGTGAATTCAGAGATGAATCTAGTATTTGTTTGAAGGTATCTACCTACCTTAATACCAGGTTGGTCAGACACTTTGGTAGGGTCTTCAATAAAGATTCTATCCTCAGCCAAAGCATCCACCTCAAACCATCTGTTTTCTAAACCTAAAAATTCTGCAGCGGTAGGAACGTTAGTGTAGTTGGTTCCATTCTTTAATAATACACTTGTAATACCAAGAACGTTTTTATCGGGTAAGAACAATTCAAAGAATGGTTTTACATCGGAAGGTGTAATAACTCTTTTGTAAACTTTGGTAATACCATTAACAACAAGTTCTCTTTTTGTGATTGTATAGTTAACTAGATTACCTGTGGCATCAAAATTTGGAATCTTTAATCTGTTTGGGAAACCGGCGTAATTGTATGGTGATGAGAAATCAATGTCGTATTGGTTTTCAAACACAATACCCGCACCAAATATTTGAGAACCTCTATTTAGAATACCCAAATATCTTTCATCTTCTTTATCACCAAAAGCAGGTACAGTGATTGAGAAATCAACTAAAGATACTGATGGTCTCTGACCCGGTATTTTAAGACCGTATGTTCTGGCTATATTATAAATTGATGACCTTTGTTGAGCGTATTGTAATACAGTCTCTTGGATACTTCTATCAATGTGATAGTGTAGGTTGTCTGCAACCGCAGCATTCAAATCCAAGAATACCGAGAACACTGACGCGTCGTTGAAATCTTGAATCAGTTCAGGATAATATGTACGGACATAGTTTTGTAACTCTATGCGAATTCCTTCATAATCTCGTACTGTATATGAAATTCTATTGTTTGCCATCTATTGTTTAAATATTGATAATAACGAAATCACTTTGTGCAAACGCTAAATTGTCAACTGTGTAGTCAATCTTTACCTTTGCCGTATACTCAGATGTTCCTTTACCGGGAACTCTATAAACATACTCTCTTGCCGTCCCTGGTATCGTAGTTCCTTTAGCCAACGGAACCTCTTCAGACGGGTCCGCAGGTTCAATTGTAATTTTATTAAGTAAAAGATTTGGCATGAAATTTTGGACAGAATCCCTAATATCTGACTCTATTGCATCAAAAGTAAGTCCATCATACGGTTCAAAAATATATTCATATAACCTTGTACCAAACGTTGGTAAAAAATATCTTGAACCCCTTCTTGTAAGAATTAGGTGTAATAAGTCACTCCTTATTTGCTGATATTGAGTTTCCGTTAGGGCTAAATAATCCCCTTGTGTTGAATCCACAAAAGGAAATTCTAAACCATATGTAATACCTTCAGCCATATCTTATAAATATACTCTGTATTTTTTTTCTTATAAATAAAAAACCCATCGAAAACGACGGGTTTTATTTATTTTAGATGTTAATTATGACTCACAAGCCACACATTGTAAATCATTTAGATTTAACTTCTTTCTTGAGAAAGCCTGTGCTGAGTTCATTGAGTGTTGGTAATACAGAGTTTTAACCCCAAGTTGCCATGCATCAATTAGAAGTTTGTTAACATCCTTTATTGGCATGTCAGGTGAAACCATCAAGTTTAGGGATTGCGATTGGTCAATATAATCTTGTCTTACAGCCGCTTGGTTGATGATAGATGCTTGATTAATTTCCGCAAAAGTTCTGAAAACATCTTTTTGTTCATCAGTTAAGAAATCCAAGTGTTGAACTGAACCGTCATACTTCTTGATACTATCCCAAGTAGTTTTGTTGTCCTTACCCATGTCAATCAATAATCTCTTAAGAATTGGATTTTTGATTGTTACCTTCATTTTTGCAACATCCTTAACATAACAGTTAGACCAAATAGGTTCAATTGATTGAGATACTTGACCCAAAATAAATGCTGAAGATGTTGTTGGTGCAATAGCATTCAAAGTAACATTTCTTCTACC